TTAAAAGTTCAAAATCTTGAACACCTTGTTTTGGTTTCCAATCTGTGCTTGCAGCTTGCCGGGCGTCACCGGCAATTGTACGCCATCCAGATAAAATGTATACGGCATTTATGCGTACACTCCTTCCACACCCGTTGCCGCGCCATTGTTGATGGCCTCCACCATGCGGTGCGTCAGCGTCTCGGCGTCCAGATATGACGCCACGTTCTGCGTTACGCCGCCCATATCCACACGGATTTCCGTCGTTGTAAAACGGTTGATCGCCTCCTGCTCCGCAAGGTCGCGCATCCATTCCAGCTCCTCGTTGTTCAGGTTCAATGAATCCGCTGACGCCGCCGTGTTCGCGGCCGTTTCACTTGTGTTGTTATAGATGCCTTCAAAGGTGTCGCCAAGATTGAAGGCATCTATACTATCAAGGCTAAAGGCTCTGGAAATTTTATCTGCAATTCCTTCTCCGAATTTGTAACCAGCGGAAGCAGCATCAGAATAATCAATGAAATCCATCTTCTGAACATATTCAACCCAACCGGCTTTATCTTTAACTTTCTGCTGGGCCTGTTCCAACCCCGCATAAAAGCTATCAAGGCCGCTTGTAATATCCACCGTTACACCGGGAATTTTATTGATCAAATCTTCAATGCCTTGGGCCAGATTGTCGCCAATCGCGCAATATGTGGCAGTACGTCGGGCAAAATGTACCTGACAACGGCTTACAAGGCGTGACAAGGGCTGATTTTGACCTTACGAAACGTGACAGAGCCTTTATAAAAACTGAATATCTATGCATAAACGTTACGCCGGGCGGGGTGTTATCCCTGCCCGGCGTTGTCTATCAATTCGCCTTTTTTGTTGTCCAGGAAGCGCCTGACTTGCTCAAATAGTTCGGGGTTCTCCTTTGCCATTGTCTCGAATATCATGGCGCTTACGTTCTGCATAGCGGCCTCGCCGGGGTCGCGGCGGCTGCGTTTGTAAGCTGTCACTTTTACCAGCGAATTAGCTTCCCGCAGGAGCTTATCCACGCCGATCTTCTGCCAATCTTCCGGCTGCGTGTTGGCCAGCGTGTTCAAGATGGAATTGCTCATAATCTGAATAATGGCCTCGGTGGTATCCAGGCCGGGGTACTTGTTGAGTTCGTCCGTCAGCATACGGAAATTATCCTGGGCAATGCGGAGCATCTGCGTTGTGGCAAGGAACTTTTTGGCGTAGGTGCATACCGCCATTCTTGAAAGTGAAACACCCTTTGCCCTCAAAAAGTCCACAATCTCGCGATAGGTCACACCGGTCAAAAGCATTTGCTCCACTTCATCCTTAGTATGCGGGTCGAGCCTGTCAATTTTTCCTGTCCGTCTGCGCGTCGTGTTCCCCATAGCGTCACACATCCACGGCGGGGCTTTCCTGCACTCCCATAAGAATTTCAATCCCTGCGGCGGTCAGCGTGATGTGGTAGCCTTTGGTGGTATCATCAAGCTGGCCGGGGAATGGTTCTTCTTTGGGGCCGGTGATGCGGATGTACCCCGCCTCGGTGAGATAGTTCAGGCTGTTCTGCACGGCTTCCCATGGTTCTCCCTGCATCAGATAGCAGATATTCCCCACAGTACTTTCCCTGGGATTGAGTATATTGACAGTACGTAGAATCCGGCCGTTGTTCTCCCGGAATGTGTACTGCTGTAAACGTTTTTTCAGATTTTCAGCATCCATATTTGTACCTCCTGTAATCGCTGTTTAACCGCCGCTTAACCGCCGTTTTCAGCCAGTGGAGACGGTAGCTTTTTTCTTAGTCGATACATAGATAGCGGCTTTTTTATTATTGAGTACAAAAGCGTCGAAGTAGATGCGCCCTTCCACCAGCCAGCCGTTGATCCCCTGCGGGTTTTCGTGCTGCTTGTAGTCTGCAATCTTAATAGGAGAAGTCATGGCGGTGGGGTGGGTAATGATGAAATTAACGTTTTCGGGAAGGTAGTCTGTGGGAATCACGATAACCGCCGTTCCGTCAATCATCCCCACCGCGCCCTTGACGGCGATTTCCTGCGCCTTGTCGCCCGCGCTGGTGAAGGCTTTATCCAGCTTGATAGCCTTGTAAAATTCGGGACTGACAAAAGAGATACGGCCCTTTGGGGGAACGTGGGAATCGAACAGGGTCATAGAGGCATCCAGGAAAGCGGAATAGGCATTGTTGCTGGACAGCGTTTCCTCTTTGACGTTGGTTTCCAGCGCATTCTCTACCAGCTTTGCCAGCCTGTACTTGTCGATGGTGGGCGCGATCACGTCCCGAAGCTGTCGGGCCAGAGCGTTGGCGGCGCTGATCTGCATCTGCGTGTCGGTGTTGTTGCGCCTGTCAACGGTAAATGTAAAGCTTTTATCCTGGGTCATTTCCAGCGTTTGAATATCGCTTCCCAACTCCACGGGAGTGCCGTATCGGTTGCCCTGAGCGGCCATATCGTAGTCTTGCAGCGGCACAGTGGGAATACTGTACACGTTGACCTTGTTCACGCCTGTAAAGTCATAGTCCCTGTTGATGGCCGCCTCGGTGCGGGATTCCTCGCTGAATTTTTCGTCAATGACCGCCGCATATTTTTCGGCGTAATTTACTGCCATATCCGTTTCCCTCCTTATTTCTTAAAAGCGTCCGCGAATGTCCGGGCAAATATATCGCTGCCGGTTTCATAGCCTGCAACACGGTATGAACCTTCCGGCGTTTTTCCCCGTAAGCGAAGCATGACGCCCTCCTGAACGGCGTTTTCAAATACGCCCATCAGTTTATCAAGGCTTTGCATGGTGCTTTCCCTGTCCCTGTATTGCACCAGCTCCGCGATGCTGGCAGGGAGACGCCGCTCGTCCAGCTTGGCGATGACCTCGGCCTGCAAATCCCGCCTGGTAAGTTCCGCTTCCAATTGGGCAATTTTATCATCTTTGGAAATCTGTTCCCGTTTCAGCCGCTCCGCCTCCGGCAAGTTACGGATACGTTCCTGCTCCTCGGCCTCCCGTTCCTCCTGCCACTCCTTTTTCTTATCGGCCAGGAGGGTTTCTAATTCCTCCTGGGTGTAGGTTTTCGGCTGCTGTACGGCTTCCTGTGCCGCATCGGCGGGTGTGTCCTGGGCCGGGGGCTGCACCTGCGCGGCCTCCTCCGGCGTTGCCGGACCGCTGCCGGTTTCCTGCTCCGGCGAGCCATTCATCAGGCTTACCACTTTTTCAATGAATCCCACATTGCTTTCCTCCTGACTATGATCTGTTTTTGGGCGCTATGATAGACCGTATCTGAACCTCAGACAGCTGATACTTTTTTGCAAGTTCCCGGATATTGCTTCCGGTGAATTCCGTCTTTATCATAGTGTTTCGGATAGGGCGGGTGATATTGTCCTCTTTGGGGATATACAGGTATGTCCCGCCGTATTTGCGTACCAGCGTCTTAAAAACATCCAGCCCAATCAGGTCGGCAATGCCCTGGTGCTCTTGGCTCAAATCCTCATACGTCAAACGCTGCAATATATCTTCCACATGACCGCCCCCTTATGATTTTTATTATAATCGCTTATTGTTTGGCCGTACATGAAAGCGTCTAATAAAAATACTTAAAGCAAGGCGCGGTAAAATTGCGCCTTGCTTTAAGGGCTGCCGAATCTTAGAGATTGCCATGTATCTGTTCAAAGTGATCTGAAAATGTCTGGTAAAATTCTGCCATCAATTCCCCCAGGAGTTCTATAGCAGGTATGTATTGCTCCTCATTGGTGCTGCCGCTTTCCAATGCATTATTTATAACAAGGCAGAAACTGCTCAACTGTTCAGCGCGGTACACAATCGGCTCCAAATCAGCCACAAGCATTTTCAAATTTGTAACGCCCTTTTTCACTGTCATATGAATCCCTCCGTATTTTTTGGTTCAGGTATCAATGTACCAAATATCCGCAAACCCGTTTAAATTCGGCTGTATCCCGTTTAAAATCGTTTAAATAATCTTACCCTACGTCTCTCATTCCTACGTCCATACAAGCTATACAGGCCCATTACAAAGCTTGTGAGCGTGATCCTGAGTAGCCCTGCATTAGCAACGCAAACAGCTGAACAGATTATCTAAGGGGATATCCGGGAAAAACAATACTTGGATAGTTAGTGCTTCATGATACGTAAACGGGATCTTACCACTCAACTTGTAGCTGAGTACTTCCTTGCTGATTCCGATATAATCTGCTATAACTGATTTTGAAATATTTTTCTCTTTGATAGCCGCTGTCAGAATAGGGTAATACACCACCGGAATACTATAGTATTGCTTCATGTGTTTCTTCCTCCTATATGTCGATTGCTAGAAAGACGTTCTTGCATTTGCCGGGTGGAAATGCTATACTTTGGTTTGTGAAGGTTTTCCTTTGCGGGGTGGTCGCTATGTGCTGTAGCGGCTGCCCTTTCTTTTTCCTGCCTCATGCCGCGCCTCCTATCCCCATACGAACCGCCGCTTTTTCTAGGTGCTTCATAGAAAAGTCCTCGTTGAGAGCGGCGGCAAGGTTCTGTGCAATCTTGCATTGGTTTACCATAAGACGCAAACCGCCCTTGCGCTTGGAAATCTGATAGAGGTACTGCATACACTCCCGGTTGATGTTTACCCCCGCATAGATGCTTGCAATGTCCTCCAGCGTATAGCAGTTATTCAGTGGACACTTGTAAACCACTCGGCTGTATAGCTGGTCTAGTTCCTCCTCCTGCCGCCCGTACATCCTTTTTAAGATACTGGGATTCCCGGCGTAAACTATGCCAATGTGGGCCTTGTCGTTAATGGCCCGCACAGCGTCAAAGGATTTTTCCGTCAGGTGTTGGGCCTCGTCGATAATCAATAATCTGTTGGTATCGGCCAATTTGGAAATGATAGTTTGCATCATATCAGCGGTGGAGCCTTTTGTCTCCTCGCCCATCGCGGCCAGGATCAGCTTGAGGATGCAGCGCGGGGAGTTGGTGGTAACATCCGCTTCGACGTATAAAGCGCCGTTGTTATGCTGGGCGTAGTATTTCAGCGCGGTACTTTTCCCACATCCAGCGGGGCCATAGATCAGCACAATGTCATTGTATAAGTGGGCTATTTTCGCTTTCTCCAGAATGGCCCTTGTGTTATTGACCGACAGACAGATTTCCGGGGCCTTTGCCACGGCTTGCCGCGCCGTGCCCATGCGGATATACTGCTCTATCTTTTTCGCCAGTTCCCCGTTGTTGCCTGTGTAGGTGCCGCCTAAGAACAGGGACAAAACCGTTTTGGAAACGCCTAACTCCTTTGCAACCTTGCTCTGGCTTTCTTTGGCCTTGGATATGTACTCCATAAGGCTTTTCCGTATTTCCGAAACAAAATCCGCCCTGGTTTGTTCCGCCATTTCCCTAACCTCCAATCATAAATTTGAAATAGGCTTCATCTTCCTCACGCTGGCTCCTGCCGGGATCCGCCTGTTCCCGCTGGGCCTCCTGCTGCTGTTCCGCCTCCTTCATGCTTTTCGCTTTACGCTGCTTGGTGGAATTTAGCTGGTGCATGGTGGGGAGAACTTTCAAGTCTGGCTTATCAAAGGAATGCCCGTTTTCAATGGCAAGCTGCTGGATGGAGGGAACCGCGATATCCGGCATATACTCCCGCGCTATCTTTCGGCGCTGGGCTTTCTGGGCGTTCAGCTTCCTCATGTTCTGCGCGGTCATTTCCTGGCTCAAGCTGCCCAACGCCACGCTCTCGGCCATACAGATAAATTCATCGCTTTCGGTAAAGCAAAAGACTTGCCGTACATCGTCCGTGTTGTAGCGGACATAAATTTTCTTGCCCTGATACGGAAATAGCGCCTCCGCATCGTAATACTGCTGCAAATCGGGAACCCGTACCCCGTTGCGGCCCACGGTGACAAGTCGGGATGTGCGCTTGAAGTACATGGAAAGCAAGGTGGGGTTCGCAATCTGGATAGGCCGGACAACGAAGTCTTGGAATGCTTGGCAGGGCGTTTTCCCGTCCATGCTATCGCCAGTATGCACAGTGTTGTTGTACTGGCCGATTACATTTTCAAGGTAAGCCGCAAATTCGTCAAACGGCATGGCAACATCTTTTAGCTGGTCGCTGGCTTTCTTCATCCGCTCCGGCCTCCGCTGCGGGTCTGCGCCGAAGTAGGAAGGAAGATGGATGCAGTAGGAATATTCCAGCGTGTTAAAAAACCGTTCTATCAGCTTGGCCTTGGCATTGTAGGGGGTGGCATTGGTGACTTCCATGCACATTTCATTAGCCAACGACAGGGCAAAATCTTTGTTGAACAGGTCGTGCACGGTGTAATCCGCGCCGTTGTCCAGCAATACCCGCTCCGGGATGCCACAGGCGTAAACTGCGCGGGAAAAAGCGTCCAGAACCGCATCGGCGTTTGGGTCATGGTCTATCAACAGATAGCCGACAATGTACCGGGAACGCTTGTCCATCCAGCCCACCACCCACGGCCTGAATACCCGGCCCCGTGCATCTTTAACCCAGAGGTCAAAGACGTGGTTGTCGGCGCACCATACTTCATTTGTGCAGATAGAACGGTAATCAAATTGAATATATGGTTCGCACTTATCGGCAAAGGCTTTTTTACCCTCCCGCGCTAAAACCTTAGCGGGATAGGGAATACTGTCAACAAAGCGTTGAAACGCCGACACGCTGGGAAGCTGCTGCTCCGGGAAATTAAGCTGTGTCAAGCGGTAGCAGCTTGCAATCGACGGCCCGCCCCCATTGCGACGGTTTCCTTTCTCCTGCATCCAGTAGGCAAGGAACACCTGTTTTACATCCTCCGCGATAGAACTTTGCCCACGATTGTACCCGCCCCGCCTGTCCACCAGTCCGGCCACGCCCTCGCGGTTAAACAGCGTTTCCCAATGGTTTAACTGCCGTTTGGTAATAGGCTTGTCCGGGTGCTGCTCGTTATACTGCCGAAGGAATGCCGTGCGCTTGTCTGCCTTGGGATATGTAGCCTTAAACTCTTGATAGGCAAAAACGACGGATTCTTTGAAAAATACAATGGCACGCTGCGCCTCGATCAGGGGGAGAAGTGCGTCCTCGTGCCGCTGCTCCTGCTCTCCGCGATACCGGGCTTGAGCTTCTTCAGGAAGGCTTTCTAAAGCGATTCTAAGCTGCTTACCACCCCGGCCCACTCCATCAACGTGGCAGTGTTCATATCTATTTTGTTTTACAGCTTTCTTTATGGCGCTTTCTGTTACGCCACTAAGGGAAGCTGCTTCTTGAACTGTTAGCCACGTTGACATTATGAAAATTCACCTTCTATCTGCTGAGCGGCCTTTCGTCAATCGAATACTGTAAGCAAAACAATTTGATAAACATGGGGCTTGGTGTCGTATGTCCAGTTTCTACTTGACAAATATAGGATTGTGAGACTGCCATGGTTTGCGCCAAATCTTTTTGTGTCAATCCTCGCTGCTTTCTAACAACTCGTAAGGTTTCTCCAATGCCACCCATATCATCACCTCCGATTGATTTTTTTAGAGAATCGGTATATACTTTATTAGTACGGTTATAATTATATATTTGTACTGATATTTTGTCAAGAGTATAGGGAAATAATATTTGTATGCTGATATTTCAAAAAAGGGGGGCTTTACTATGCACGAAATCGGAAATAGAATTAGATTGTTGCGAAAAGCAGAAAACTTAACGCAGAAAGATTTTTCAAAGCGCTTGCTGATTTCTCAGTCATATCTAAGCGGGTTGGAAAATGGCAATGAGGTTCCGACAAGCAAATTGCTAAAACTGATATGTCTTGAATTTGGGGTAAATGAAAGCTGGCTAGTAAACAACAGCGGTGAAATGTATGATGAAGTATACGAAAACGATAAATCGGCATTAGTTGATGTGTCTAATTCGGCATTACTAAAACTATTGACGTTACTATCTACTAAATCTAATGTTGAGTATGGGCTATATGCTAATACCGCAGAGCAATTGGCCCTTGCAATGGGTAATGGGAGATTCTTAGATGAAGATAGTAAATTGAGATATTTGGAGCTTTTCCAGAACTTCATGATGGATTTTGCTCGAATGTTGTATGTAGTTGTTAATATTGGAAATTCAGATGAACTAGAAAAGCATAAACAAGGAATACGCGATGATATAGAAAAACTGCTTTCTCTTATTGACACAATGAATATTATTCAAAAATAA